ATTGAGGTACGCATTGCGACCGATGAACATGTAATTGTGCGCGCCTGCCTTTGCAGGAGTCGCATACCATGAAAGGACATTGTCGTAAGTGTTATAGATGGACGCGCGCTTCTCCATGATGAATCCTTCGTTCGAATTCAAATCGTGAGTGAAGACCAGTCGGGAAGTGTCCCCTTTTACAACGCCGTTCTCTTCGTAGGTGTTGTCATAGAAAGTGAGGTTGTTTCCCTCGAGCTCGACGCGGGAAGGAAGCGCACTGGTCTGGATGAGACATGCGGTGATGACGGTACCCGTGTAAATGTTTTTCGTACCATCGTCGTCTCCGATGTTCTGACTGGTCGGTTTGTTTTTGGAAGTGTTGTTCGCAAGCTGCGGTTGCGGGTTGGCGGCAACATACTCCGGATTTTTAGTTCCTTCGTTTTGAGCGGGAGACCTGTAGAGATTTCGATCAAGTCCGATTTTTGAAAGTTCCATTTAGTTTTCGTTAAATCCTTTATCAGTGATCGACAAGATTTCGATACCATGGACCACGACCGGAGTCCCTCTTGACGTTCCGACCAAACGAAGACGAATCACGTCGAAGTCGCCCGTGTCCTCGTTCGGAAGAAGCGCGTTGTTGTTCTCGTCAACCGGTCCGATGGATTCCCATGCGTTCGGTCCCGAACCTTGAGTCTGGTATACCAAATTGCTTCCAGCGGCATTTTCAGAGTACACGTTGAATCCGCTGATTGATTTTACCTTCGCGTACATCTCGGTGAACGAACGCCATCGGTCGATGAATTCAAAATAGAAGGGCTGACCGAAGTCGCTGATGCCCACGTCGAGTGCTCCCACCTTTCCGGCTTCGGTACCCATGAGGTGATTGAGGTCGGTTCCGTTGTCGTAAGTAATCATCGCGGTGATGGCATTGCCGACATAGTCGTACACGGTCCACACCTGCGTAGAGATTGAGTATCGGAGCATGCAGCTCGTGAAGGTGACTCCTTCGACAGTGACCGTTCCGACCGCCCATTCGACAGCATCAAAACCGTCATACACTCCCGTGATATTTTCGTAGTTCGCGCGAGGAATCGCACGAATGAAGTCGATGATTCGACGAGAGATTTCAACAGGCTGACCACCGTAATCGAACTGGTAGATACCTGACGAGTGATGGAAAAAGATACCGGTCTTGGTCTGCACGATCGATTCGTTCGAATATGTTCCGACGTTGTACGCAGGGTATGCGTCGATAGAAGTCGCACCGTAAATGCGGAAAATGGTGTCCTGACGGAACACGAGAAGTGCTCGAGGAACGCGAACCATACCGGTGAATGTCTGACCGTCCTGCGGTGAAAGGTCCTTGATGAAGTTCACGTCCGGATCGTAAGTGAGGGAGTATTGATCGGGAGGAGTGAACTGCACGATGTCCGTGTAGTAAATGATTCCGTAGAGTTTGTCGATGACCCATACTCGTCCTTCGAATCCGGCACTGATGAAGTCACCCGGTGGAAATCCAGCAGGCACAAGGTCTGTTCCGAATGCTCCTCCGTTCGATGTCATCACAGGGTCTCCGAATGAAGCGTTTCCGTTCACCATCCAGATGTAATTGAGGAACTGCGCGAAGCGAGCTTTTTCCGTGGTGTCGATTCCTGAACGACGAACAACCCAGCCCGGATTGTCCCAGTTCTGAATTTCGTCATCGACTTGTGCGTACAAAAAGTTTTGGAAAGTGATGTCGCCGTCCAATCGGAAAACAGCACCTACTCCGTTTTGAGAAGGATTTTTCCAGAAGTTCATGGCATAACCGGAAGACATATACAAAGCGGTATTGTTCGCACCGATGTATTGCAATCCGAGACTCACAGGAAGACGAACAGCAGTCACCTCGAATGTGGTCTGATCCACTTCGAAAATCTGCCCCATTCCGGTATCCTCTGATCCTTCCTTCAACCAAAAACCGACGAAGTGTTCTCCGTCTCCTGCCGATGCAGCTGAAATATAAATTGCGTTTGTACTTTCAAATGTGGTGGCAGTACCCACAGCCGTGATCGCGTATGTGGTCAGATTCGTATTGAAAACTTGCACCAATCCGACCTGACTCGTTCCGGACCAGAAACAAACGAAATGCTCTCCGTCCCCGAGAGGAAGAAGCACGATGTAGTCCGCAGCGTCAGTGTCGAATTCAAATGCTGATGAAAGCAATGTGATGACACCAGTACCGGTGTTGATGGACATCGACTGGACCATTCCGTCGCCGTTACTGTCTCTCCACGCTACAGCAAAATGACTTCCGTCCCCGAGAGCCGCGCATGAGTTGTATGAAGCATTCGTCGCCTCATAAGTTGTAGGAGAAGCTGGTCGAGTGACAGCCCATGTACCGGTATTGATGGCAAGCATCGCAGCCTTACCAGCGTTTGAAGTTCCGGTGTAACAAACGAGCGCATGACTTCCGTCGATGAGAGTCAAAGAGATTTGAGAAGCGTCCGCAGTGTCGAATTCAAATGGAGAGCCGAGTGCTGTGACCGCGTAAGTCGTGAGGTTCACCTCAAAGATTTGAGCGAATCCATCGCCTGATGGTCCTTGCCATGCGTTCAAAAAGTGGGTCGAATCGACTTTGATAACGGAGTTGTATCCGTCAGTGGATGTGTCAAATTCAAGAGCCGATCCAAGCATAACGAATCCTCCTTCGTCCTGACTCATTCGTGCAACCTGCATGAATCCGTCACCGTCCACACCTTCCCAAACGACAAGCGCATGAGTGTCATCGATTCGGGTTGCGGCGATGAAGTTCGTACTGGTACTACCTTCGAAAGTGTCCGTATCACCGAGCTTAATCATGTTCGCAAACCCCGGCAATGTGATCGAGTTGTTCAATGTTCCGAAATTACGAATCGCGGCATCACGCTGTGTCGCGAATTCGGTCACACCGAGACGAGTCTGAATAGCTCCGATGCGATCGAAGTTCATGTTCACTGCAAGCTGCACTGAATTTTCAGGAGTGATCGTGTCGTCAAGCTGCGCTGTACGAATGATTCCTTCTGTGGCATATGGGATTTTTACATTTTGAATGGTCTGCATGTTTATACTCGTTTGAACAAAACGTCTTCGTTTTGAGCTACTTCTGCCAATCGCAGGAATTTGTGTTTCCAAGGTTCGAAGTGCATGTCAGCAAGAAAAAGAAGATTTTCCTTGAAATCAGGATTGATTTCAAATGCTTTGAAGCCCGCAGCTCGCGCCTTGTCTCCTTGCCCAGTATACCAATAGCATCGCGCAATGTAGAGAAACGCGTCAGCCTTTTCAGGATTCCATGTCGCGACCTTCGTATATTCTTCAAAAAGAACGGCAGCACGAGCATACGCCTTTCGGTAATATGCCTCACGAGCGTGATAGTAACGGTCCCGAGGAGTGGCATTTCCACTCGCAACAATCTTCGAAAGAATTCGGAGCATGCGGTCAGGGTCGAGGTCGTGAGCGGTCGAATATCCGTAAGTAATGACGATGTCGCACGGATTTTTTTGAACGGGATGAACCGTCTCGTGAGCGGCTCCCACCCATTCAACTATCCGGTTATTCCGGAAGATTCGAGGAAGGTCATGCACCTGTCCTCCGACCTTACTGGTCATTCGGACGGAAAAGTGAAGTTGATCCTCCGTGGCATTTGCAATAAGGTCTCGAATTTTCTGTACACCACCGTGCTCGAGAGTCTCGTCTGCATCGATTGAGATGATCCAGTCTCCGGTTGCCTTGGACTTCGCGTGATTTCGAGCAGCAGCAAAGTCGTCAGCCCAAACATAATCAGTGAAAACGTTTTCAGTATATTCTCTTGCGAGCGCAACTGTTTCATCGGTACTACCAGTATCGCACACAATGATTTCATCCACGCCTTCAAGAGACTCCAAAACTGCTCGGATGTGGTCTTTTTCGTTCTTTACGATGAGGCATGCTGATAATTTCATAAGGTGTTTAATCTACCTAACAAGGTCCGCGCTCATACCGCGGACCCAATAGAGAGACTATCCAGTCGGACCTGTAGGACCGGTTGGACCAGTTTCTCCTGTAGCACCCGTTGCTCCTGTAGCGCCAGTGGCACCAGTCGCACCAGTCGCTCCAGTTGCACCAGTAACACCCTCAACAACAGCTGTGAACGCTGGAACAGCGGTCGTACCTGTGTTTGAGTATGTACCAGCAGCAGAGCCTGCAAGAATGATGAGACTTGCACCGGGAACGAAAATTCCCGCGTAAGTTGCTCCGTCTGGAGCAGCATCAGCACTGTCGATAGTTGCCTCAATGACATACTGTTCGACAGGAGTTGCATCAATCACATTCATTCCTGAAATTCTTGGTTGTGTGTAACCCATACGTTTTTAAATTAAATTAACTTGTAACTACGATCGTATCCTGACCGGTATAGAGGTTGTTGAACAAGGCTTGCACCAAGTCCTCGAACTTCTTGAGGTCGGGATCGCTGCTATCAAGTGTGATGTCCTTTCGGTACTTGATGGCGTATCGCAGATACCACTTATAAATCTCCCTATAAGGCTCTGGGAGCTCTTGATAGAGATTCTCGACCGGGAGCAATCGTTTGTAGTAATCGATGTAGAGATTGTTTCCCTGCATCGAGTCCGGAACGATTCGGTCGAAATACAACTTTCCTTCCCAAACGGAGTAGTACAACGGCTGGGCGATTGTTGGTGTGACCCAAATACGGGTGCCTGCTGGGATCGCGCGCGTCACACCAGTCACTCCTGTAAGTTGGTTCGTAATCAAGTTTACCGCCGTATACTCGATATTCATAATTTCCTGATCGTAATCGGTCGTTGCGACGATTCCGGTCGCAGGATTTGTCGTTGCAGGAAAATCTCCCGCGCTGTCGAGGTCGATCGTCACCGCTCCGATAAGTGTTTCCGTGGTGGTGGTACCGCCCATCACCTGAAAGGCGACTTGGTTCCATGAACGCTTGTCGATGTATTTCAAATTGAACGGAGCGAGCACGTTGCCGATGAGGAAACGAGCAGCAAGAACAGACCGGTCAGTTTCCTTGAAGTCGATGTTCGTAGGAAGGTCGACGCAGTTTGAACCCGCAAGCACCTTGATCGGATATTCGAATTCCTCGTTCCATGCGTGACGGATACCATAGAGTTTTGCCTTCACATATTTTCGAGCGTCGTCGATAGCAGACAGACAAAAAGGAATGGTGATTTTCTTGTCGTCTTCCGAAACTCCCATTGCCTTGAGTACAGGGTAAATGACTCCTCCCGCAGAGTCTTCCGGGTATGAAAGAACGCTGATCGGAGAAGAAAATTCTGAAACATCGCTGGTCTGTGAATTTTTCCATCGAACCTTGTAGTAAGTCGTCGTGAGACCGGGAGCATCGAAGACAACGGTTTTTTGCTGCGTGACGTACAACGATTGAGTCGCAAGAAGCGTATACACGCCTCCTTCGGTAAGAGCACTATAGATTTCAATCTGGTCGTAATTGACCTGCGCGACAATATCCCCACGGTTGTGAGGCTGTTTTGTCGCTGCAACAGTGAAACCTTGGTCGGTGTGAGCCGAAGCAAAGAGAAATTCCGTGTTTTCAGAACCCATTGAACCGGCAAGCAAAATGATCGCACCGGAAGTGAAATCAATCGCGTTGTCGACAGGAATCGCAGTAACACCAATCGCGAGATTGTTGGAAATGTATGTGAATACCTTCGGATTCAGTTGGTTCGGAATCTCGATGATATTTCCAATGTTGTGTCGAATGGTGATTTGCGGAAACATGATGGTTTTATTGTAACACTATTCCTTGTCAGGGATAACTGTGACTGCTCCCAAAAACTTACCCTTGTCGGTCGTGAGGATGTTTTTGAAGAGAGAGACCACAACGACGATTGCCGGGATAGTCGCAACAACCCCGCGGTCAATAATTCCTTTCCAGTCGAGACCGAAAACAGTCCCTGCGTCCTGAATGCTTTGCGCAACAGAAAGAACGAACAATGCCGCGAGGGTCATAAGTCCGTAAACGACTGCACTTTTGATGTTTGCCCAATTTAAATTAAACATAATTCTTAATCATCACTCGGCTCAATAATGGTCTTCCCCATAGGGTGAATTCCAGCATCGATGTCGATGTGAACGTGTTTATTAGCTACTTCTAAAAATACCGGAGTACCGCAATTAAGTATACCCCGAAGGATGGCACTTAGCTTAATTCCGTCTGTGCACAAGATGTCAGCGGCGAGTCCTTTCGTGTGAGAAGAGTTCGCAACGCCTCCTACTGCCTTGTTTTCCGCAACGGTTCTGAATCCGGAAGTGAGCACGAACGGAACTCCCGCCTTGTCTCTCGACGCGTCGAGAATCGCTCGAAGTTTCGGATCGAGCTCTGAAAAAGTGTGACCTCTTCCGGTCGCCTCGCTCATCTTGAAAAACTTATAAGTTGTTTCTGGTACCGTCGGAGTGACCGGAGGCTTTCCGAGTACCAAGATGTTCGCAACTTTGTCCCAGTATGGAGCGATTCTCCCGAGAGCGATGCTTCGATTCGAAGGCACAGCATCGAGGTCGTCGTTGTTGTAATACGGAAGCGTCTGACCGTTCACCACGACACTGTCCATAGGGTCTTCAACCATCACTTGCTGACGCTGCAATCGGTGAAAGAAAGTGTGGAACAATTCGTGATTCAACACGTTCCCTTTGTCGGTATCCTTCACAAGATAAATGAGGTCGGTTCCGGGGTAGAGAGGAAGCGCTTGTGTGGCATTCACTCTGATGCCGTTCATGTCGTTTCCGTACAAAAATACAACACAGTGGTACTCGCCTTCCTTCACGACAGCACGCAATTTTTCATACACTTCGTCGCCGGGAATCACACCCTGATACGTCGCGTTTCCGATGACCTTGGTAGTGAAATCAAAATTTGTAGAGATGTGCTGATTCGCATCCATCTCGATCGGAGTGTTTTTCTTGAACCAGTCGAGACCTTTTGAAAGGTTCGGGCTCTTGGTGTATTTGTTTTTTACGATGAGAATTTTATACTTCATGGTTTTGTGGATTAGGCTTTTCTGTTACATGCGACTCGACTTTCTTTTCTTGGACCGTGTGGGTCTCGACGACATTCTGATTCTCGTCGAGTTTTTCTTTTATCGTCGTTTTTTCAGTGACGACAACGTCCTCGTCCCTCAATTTCTGCAATCTTGCGAGGAGCTTTCTAGGAATAGCATACCCCATTTTACCGACATTTTCGATGATCGAGATCATTTCGGTGAGCGCAAGAAACGTGATGACCGCGTCCTGAATGTACCAAGTGCCCGGAGTGACCTGTTCGGTGAGATGTCCGGCGCTGATAAGAAGACCATATACGGCAACTTTAAATGCGCTTCGAACGATTCCTTTGCTCTTGATGACCTCTCCGCTGTTTCGTGCCGCAATGATTCCTGTGATGAAGTCAAAAATAATAAGGAAAAGCATAGCCCGAAGAATGAGCTGGTCGTCAAAACCGAAAAAGATTCCGAATACCGGAATGACAAAAGAAGGAAGGAATTTCACGGCAAAAAACTCTCCGATTCCTTTGAAGGTGTTCGCAATGATGGACAAAAACTCAGACATACTAAGATAAGCCATTGATGCTTTTAACTGATGCTATCGCCAGACCTTCGACCGTTTTGATACTCGCGTTCGCAAGTCCGTTGAATGTTTTCACACTCGGAAGCGCAGGTGGTGGAGTGAAAATCCACCCTGTGTTTCCGGTGATGTTTGTACTGTTCGCTCCTGCATACCAAGTACTCCCCGGCGATGCGAGTGAGTACTGAATAGCAAGATAGTCAGAAGAAACAACGCCACCTCCAGCCTTCACGAGATTGTGTGTTGAAGATGAGCCAGTCGAACGAATGGTGATGAGTTGACCAGCACTTCCTGACACAAGCCAGTTCGTAATGGTCTGTGTTGATGAGTTCAAAAAACGAATTTCATGTGCGACAGTTCCAGTGTCTCGGAAAGTACCAAAAGTACTAGACCCGTCGATACGAATAAAGTTCGCGTTTGCACCACGATCAAACCATACGATGTTATATGTCTTTCCTCCGAAGTCACACTGCACACTTCCTGTTGAAGCAGTGCTTTTGATTGTGGAAGTACCGGCATTCACCGTCGACCCCGTGCTTGCTGTCCAACTACCAGTAGTGGTACCAGCACCGTTCAAAGTGAAAAGACTACTTCCCATGTTCACAGTTGCTCCACTCGCAAGACTGAAAGTTCCAGCAGTAAAATTAAAATTATTCGTCGTAAATGTACCTTCACAAAAAAACTGACCGCTTCCATTGAAAGCGTCGGCAAGTGTTGCTGTCACTCCAACCGCAACTCTGAAACGAGGAAGGGTGCCTCCTGCCGTAGTGATACTTCCACTCGCTCCTAGATATAATTCATTTGTCGCATCGAAATTATTCCACGTCATCCCTGCTCCGTTTACGAGATTTCCGTTTACGGTAAGACCTCCCCCTCCTCCGTTATCGATTGTTCCAACAAAGCCGGTACAGGTCAGATTTCTACATGTCGGATTTCCTGTGCCAAGTGATACAAAAGCAGCTCCGCTTGCACCGTCAAAAAAGACATCATCGGATGCCGTAGGTACAGACTGACCGCCTGCTCCTCCAGACGTTGCAGCCCACTTCGTACCAGCCGTAGCGTTCCAAGTTGTAGAGCCCCCAACCCAGTATCGATTTGCCATATGCTATGTGTGAGTGATGAAGTCTGATGAAGGATTGAACCACAGAACGTCTGCGGTGAATCCCACGCCGAGAACGCGAATGACCACGTCGGTCGTTGTCGGCTGTGTCTGTGTGAGGTCTCCTGCTGTTTCAGAGACGTACACTTGGTTATTGATCGTGAATGTAGGAAATGCCGCGTCCGCACGAACCATTCCGTACAAAAGAACTTTTGTAGCGGAACCATCTCCTGCTGCTGCGAGTACGCAGATACCGATGGTACCTCGAGCATCACCGTCGGCTGCTGCCGCGCTGTTTGCGTCTGTGAGCTCCCAGCGGCTGTCAGTCGGGTCAAGATAGACTACGTCTCCAAAAGCGAGCGCAGTGCCCGCTGTGCCCGCCACAACGAATCCTGAATAGGTTCCGTCGGCAGAGAGAGAGTTGTCGAAACTGAATCCGGCATTTTCACCGAGACCGATTTCGGTCGTGAGTGGATTCGCGAATGTTCCCGTAGGACCGGTCGGTCCTGTTGGACCAGTCGGACCCGGAACTGTTGAAGTTGCACCGGTCGGTCCTGTTGGACCGGTTGCACCAGTAACACTAGCTCCAGTAGCACCAGTTTCACCTGTCGGACCAGTCGGTCCTGTTGGACCAGTTGGACCTGCTTCACCGGCACCTGTCGCGCCGGTTGCTCCTGTTGGACCAGTCGGTCCTGTAGGACCAGTGACCGTTGAATCAGCACCTGTCGCGCCGGTTGCTCCAGTTGGACCAGTTGGACCCGCTACCGTAGAAGTCGCGCCGGTTGCTCCAGTCGGTCCTGTTGGACCGGTAGCACCTGTTGGACCAGTCGGTCCGGTAACAGGAGTAGAGCCAGTATTCTCCCAAGACATCGTGTTTTCATTCCACACCCAAATAGTGTTTGTAGAACCGACGAATGCAAAAGCACCCGGAAAACCTACCGGGTATGCAGCCTCAAGAGCTTCCGGTGTGGGGAAGTATCCGAGGTTATTTGGATCGCCGGGTGATGTGGAAAGGTATGACATAATTTATTCTTTTGACTCCGCTCGAAGTGGAGCATGACGTTCAATAATCTGCTTTTCCATCTGGAAGATGTACTGCGGGAGCTTGTCGAGTACTTGAGTGTTTACCTCCATCACCTTTCCGTATGATACGGAAGTTTCATCAACCATCGTTTTCATTGTCGCAAGGAATTCTTGCAGAGAGTGAAGACCTTGTTCGTTCACAATTCTTGAACGTTCAAAAATCTGATCCATCGAATCGACGCGATCAGCCGCTGTTTGGTGAAGTGTAGTGAGCACTCCGATTGTCTCGATGATGGAAATTTTTTCCTTGTCGAGTGCTCGAATGTCAGTTCGTTTTGTCTGAATCTCGGCTTCCAGTCGAGATTTTTGTGTCGCAAGTTCGACAATGTCGGTTGCGAGAGAGTTTCTAAATCGTTCCTCTTTGGCTTCAAGTTCAGAGAGGATGCCTCTTTTACCAGCAATTTGTTTTTCAAGTTCGGCGTTCGAAGAACCAAGCTCAATGTTGGTTGTGGTCTTCGCAGCCTTTTCAGTCTCGAGAATCCCGATCTCTCGGATGAGGGTATCCCGCTGTTCAGCCCACGTTGCGATTTTTTGTTGCTGTGCGGGTGTCATCATACAAATTTAATATCGGATTGAGTAATGGGCTGCGCCAGTAAAGGTTCCGCCAGTAACACGAAGGACGATGTCGTCTCCCGGTTTGAATTCGAATCGAGGTCGGTTGTCTTCGCCCGGTTCGTCCTGAACAGTAAGACCCTGACCTTCGTCGAGATCGTACGTTGCGAGGATTGTTTCACCTACGCCGTTTTTAGCAACGACCGCGAGTGTTCCTTCCGAAGCGAGGTCTCCCATGAGTTCGTGGAGATACAACCAACGGTCGGTAGCGCCGGCTACGAGAACAGTGTCTCCGATTGCCGCCGTAACCGGAATTGATACTTTCCTACTATGTGCATCTTGAAGCATATTTTTGAAAAATTATTGCTGATAATTAGGCTTAATCTGCCTATCCCGATCCCCATAAAGGGACCGAGGAGGGAGACTACGGTTATGTAGTTGTTCCGTCTCCAGCTGACCACATCCAACCACGAAGGTCTGATGCACCGAGCACAGCAAGAGAGTTGAAGTTGAGAACGAGGTCTTGGTTTCCAAGAAGATCGATAACAGCAGGCTCTGCACGAGTCGCCATTGCTTCGATGTAAAGGAATCCGTAGTCCTGATTCTTCATCTTCGAGTCGAACATACCCCAAGCGAGACCAGTAAGACCTTGGTTCTCGAACGCTGCGAGCTCTACAACACTGAAAGTGTCGGTAGCAGGAGCGTTGTTGAAAAGGTTGGTCTGTTGAGGAGCGACACCCTTGTCAATCGTACCCTTGATGGTTTTAGCATACTGGGCAGTGATTGAGCCTGAACGACACACGAGTGTATCGAGCGTAGACATCAAAGGCATCTGTCGTCCGTCCTTCTTGAGAGACTGCTGTCGGCGAGCCGCAAGAAGAGATGAGTAAGTGAATTGAGGTGAAGGAACCACATCAACGATAACGTTGTTCCAAACTGGACCACCATCCTCACTTGGGTGAGTTGTTGACCAGTAAGGTACAGCATCCGCACCGAGGGTTGAGATCGGAGTAGGAGTACCTACGTTATTGATCGGAAGCCATGTGAATGACGTTCCGAAACCTTGCGCGAGCAAACACTGCGCGAGGTAGTTTTTCGCAAGCTCGATTGAGTTTTTACCCTCAAGGACCTTACTCTTAACAGTTCCCTTGATCTTCGCAGCTGCGCTTTCGAAGAGGAAGAAGTTTGACTGGAATGTCAAACGAACCTTCTTTGTAAAGTGCATCTGAACGTAGTTCTTAGAGAACCCTTGGATCGGCGCATCAGAAACACCTACGCCACCGTCGGGAATGATTTCAGCCATTCCGAGACCTGTAACGCCAGTATCTGAATAGATGCGCTGGTTGTCCTCAACCTTATACATAAAGTCGAGGTATTCCGATTTGATTGTCGGAGCAACTTTCGGAGCGATGTACTTGAGCACATTGTTCACGATCACTGCATAGTCTTGAATAGTACCAGTCATATTAGTGTAAGGTTAAGATTACTGAATAAATGTAACAAGAATTTTCTTGTTAGCCGCTGCGCCGTAAACTCCGACCTGTTGCACGATACCAGCTGTGTCTGTTGTACCTGTGTTGTTTACGATTCCAGCGTTAGCTCCGAGTACCATAAGTTGACCGTTATGTGCGGCGTTCGAGTTGTTGGTCGAATCTGCGATCCAAACGTCCTTCTCAAAAGTCTCAATCACAGGAACTGTGACGAGAGCTTCCACTGCTGCGATTGTCTGGTTACATACACCAATCACGTTTGCACGGATTGTTGAAGAACTAGCCAATACAGCGAGACCTGTATCCCACGCAAGAACGTACTTCTGCGTAGTCACTGTCGCGGATGCCTTTGGGACTTCCTTGAGGGAGCGAGTTGGATTTTTGATGATTGCTTGAATAAAAGACATATCAATAAAATCTTATTAAACGAGCGAGAGAGGTTTAGTCAGAGAGAAGTTCGAGAGCTTTCTCTTCGGACATTCCGGTGGATTTAAGTTCTTCCAGAGAAGCCTTTTTATCCGCCGAGAGTCCGCTTTGATTGCCCTGTGTACTGCCCGGAAACTGCATTGCGTTCACCTTACCTTGAACATCGGCTCCTTTGAGGACTCGATCTTGAATGCTTTGGGAAGGTTTGAAATAACTCTCGCGAGCCATATCGAGAACGCCCATAAGGGCTTTCCCAGTCTTCCCTTGCCACTGGTAGTTGTTTTCGACGAAGTCGAAGAACATCTCACGAATGTCGGGGTCTTGCAACTCCTTGTTCGCAGTGACGAAAGCATCAAGTGTGTTCTTAGTATCAGCCGCAAGCTGTTTTTCAGCCATGTACGCATCGATTTCTTCTTTGGTCATTCCGCCGAGCTGCTTGAGCCGCTCTTTGTCTGCCGCGATGGTCGGGTCTTCTTCACCCGTTGCGCCTGTTGCACCTGTCTCACCTGTTGGGTTGTTAAGGGGAGCAGCTGGCTTTTCAGTTCCAAGCGTCCGGAGTTCACCTTTCGTTTGGTTGATCTGTTCAGTCAGCTGTTGTCTAGCTTCCGGAGTGGTGGCTGCCTTTCTGCGTTTTACCAGATCGAACAGTTCGATACGTTTTTCATACGCCTCGTCTGATTCGAATGGTCCCTTGTTAGGGATGCGAAGTTCATCACCGTCCTTATTTTCAACTTGAGAGCCGCCGTCTGCCTCTCCTGTTGCACCAGTTGCGCCGGTAGGAGCAGCTTCACCTGTTTCTCCTGTCGCACCTGTTTCACCAGTCTGACCTTGAGGTTGTTCCTCGAGGGTCTGTCCAGCTTTCACCGCATCGATAGAATCTTGCAGAGCTGCATCGAGTTCTGATTCATCTTCAATGTGATTTTCGTTTTCAATTCCTTCAACCATATGTATCCGGTCGTATCGTGACCGTTGCCGTTATATGTTACTGGTAATTGTACAGCTTGCAAAAACTAATGCAACTAGTTTTCCGCAATCGTGCTGTGCTTTGCGACCTTGGTCAGTTTCATGCGAAGAGAATCTGAGTTAACCGAACCTTCGTTGATGAAAGAAAGTGCGTGTTTCTGGAAGTCTCCCGGCTGTGACTCGTTTGCTTTTCCGATTGTTCGCGCGTATTTCAACGGAACGATAATCAAATAAAGTTCCTTGTCGCGAGCCTTGTAAAAGAGGTATCCCTTTTCAGGCTTGAACACCTGATGGAACACTTCGATCAAGTCTTCTCGATCCACTGGGAATCCGAATGTCTTGTTGAAGTACACAGGTGCAGTTTCAGTAGTGAACTTACCCTTTTCTTCTCCCGGCTTTTTGATTTCGCCCGGGAAGAAATAGTCTTCCTGTTTCACATCCTCACCGAGAGTGTTTTTCAGGACGATTTTTTTCTTTGCTTCTTCGGCAGCCTTTTTCTCATTTTCCTTTCGGATAATGTCCTGCTCTTTTTCAAGAGCAATAGCTGCTTCCTTGTCAGCAATGAGTTGGTCAAGTTGTTCCGGAGTCGTATCGTCCTTTACTTCGAGACCGAGCTTCTTTGCTTCCTTTACTTTCTTTGCGTCTAACGCCATAAGTTTAAGTGGCTATCCTGCCACCACAGGGTTCTTATTGTTACTTTTTGTTCCAGAGATTCTTGAAGAATTCGTAGAACCGGTTAATAAATTTCGTCTGTTCCGGTTGGAGTCTCTCCTTCACGGAATCAAGATACTCTTTGGTAAGAGTAAAGACCGGCACGTCCATTTTAATTTTTGCCAGCCCCATCCCCTCTTCGATAAGGGCGAACTCAACTGGGTAGGGGTGGGTATAATCCAGTCTGATCTCTTCGCCCTTGGCGATGTCGCGATCCGCGCGTACGCGAATCTGACGCATCACCTCGACAACGTTCACTCGGTCACTTTCAACGAATGTCGCCGCAAGCAGTTCCGAGTTCACCTGTCCGATCAGCATCGAAGACATTTCGTCCGCGCTGATTTCGAATTCATCACCCGAAGGAGTGATGAACTTCATCAATTTCTTTTCTGTAGCTTCCGGAGAATAATTTACCTGCACAGTAAACTTCTCTTTTTTCATTTCAACTGGTTTTTGCATTATGATTTTTTACCTTCTGCGGCTTCCTGATGGAGTCCGCCCTGTTTAATAAAGTCGATCGTATTAAGGACCTTAATCATCAAGTCGGTCTGCGTATCGAGACGAACCGCGTTCACGATTGTCTGGTACTCGTTGTCTCCGACGAGACGATTCTGGTCTCCGATCGCGCGCTTCAAAATCCCCACGATAGCTGCAACGCTGTCGGGATTCTGCGCGAACGCAATCATTTTTTGGGCTAGTGATTGATTTTCTTCCATACGTTACTCGGGGAAAAACCCTGTTCCGGCACCTGCTCTTCCGAGCGAAGCGTCGACCGCGCTCATAATCGGACTCTGCGGACGTGCAACACTTTCCATGCTCTGCGGCTGACCTGTCTTGTCTGCACTCACGCCGGGATTCTGTCTCTTTTCAGGTGGAATCGTTCCGGGTGTTTGAGGAGGAATGTCGTTGCTCGCTGACGGCTGTAGTCCAGCCTGCTCTTCGATTGTTCGTTGAACGTCGGCAGGAGCATCCTTGTAAAGTTTCGTCTTGTCGATAGGCTCTTCCGCTGACGGAGGAGGAATCTGCGAAGGCTCGAGCGCGATGATCTGGTCGTACATTGCTTTCGGAATGTAGTCGTACACGTTCTGCTTTTGGATTTCCAACATCTGTTCGAATGCACGGAGTTGCGCTGCGGCAGCTTCCGGGTCTGAACGACGGAGAGAAAAAATGATGTTCACTTGGTTCGTGATTACAGGGAACAAAGCCATGAAGGTTTGCTTCTGAATTTCAATCGAAGGCAAGAGCATCGAGTCAGGGTCGATGATGAATTCGGTGTATGACTTCTTGTGACCGTAGTCAGCCATGTCATCGAAGAGTTTCTTCGCTGAAATAGTTCGAGTAGGAACGTCCTCGAGAAGTTCTCCGTCCTTGGTGAAATCAAAGTTCACGCGAAGGTTTCGAGAAGCCGCGGCAACGTAGTACATGAGCTGGTCGTTGTCATCGACGACTGGCTGTGACTCCACGAAGTAGTCAGGGTTCTGACGTGCGAATTCCGCAAGTTCTTGGTCTGTGTCCACCATGAAAATCTTGTCGACGGTGTAGGTCTGTTCGATCCATGAAAGAGCAATGTGCGCGTCTGTTTGAAGAGCATTCATCATTGAGTTTCGTGGAGGAGTGAGGCGGTTGTACGCAGCCTCTTTCAAAATCACTGTAGAACCGAGAGTAGATTCCGCATTCGTTCCGGCAACGATGTTGTTCACACCGGTGTTTTCCTCGATGGCAATCTTTTGCTTATCAGCGTACGCGATACCCTGCTGCACGTTTCCTGATGTCTTCACGACATCGATTGAAGTACCCGGGTTCTTCGGGTTGATGACGTTCGGTGAACGCTTGTATGTGTTCGATCCGTTCTGCACCTGCGGTCCGAAAAGGAGCGGGAAAATTTCCGCTTCAACCTGCTGCGCGTTCAAAGAGTTGATGTAGGTGAACATCGCTGTGTTACCGCGCATCATTTCGTACAATCCGACTCCGTACGGGTCGAGAATGTTTTTTACAAAACAACGAGCAACCATGATCGAGCCATATGACTCGTCGTTCGGAAGTTCGCCGTCAAAGATGACGTACTTTCCGCACTTCACGATGTATCGGTTGAGCAATACGTTTTCGTAGTACCCGATGGTGACGGAATGGTCAGCCTTGAGCTGGTCTTCGTCCTTCGCCTCGTCGGTAGTCGAACAATAATCCAAGTATCCCTTTCGGTTCTTGAATTTTTCAGCGTCAGGGACCATCGCAAAGAATTCGTCCTTGAGAATGTCCTTTTCGTAATAGACTTCGAACTGTGACCAGTAGTCGCCGTTCATTGTTCCGAGTCCGAGCCATGTTCGCTTCGGGTCCATCGGTTCGCGGTAAATGTCATCGAACAAAATCTTGTCGATGCCCTTTCGTTTCACAGAAACGCGCTTCGGATAGGTGCGCCATGCAGCCCAGCCGTAAGTGAGGAGGTTTTGGTAGCTTCGCTCGAGCGTGGTCTGACCGTTTCCTCCTTTCAGCGTCCATGTTCGCTTCCAAAGCTCGTACGATGCCTTTCCATAAATCTTATCGTCACAAATAACCGTCGCATCAGGAAGTTTTCCTGCCAAGACGGAAGTCGCGATGAGAATTTTGGAAAGGGCAATAGGCTCTTGAGAGTTCGGAACGCCGGATCGGTTCTGGTCGCGGTCCGTGAGCTTGAGCGGGTACACGTTGATGTCGTACGCGCCGTTGTTCATCTTGTTGTAGTAGATCATTGACCCCCATCCGGTCTTTTCGTACAGCTTTTCTCCGTACGCGATGGTGGTGTTGATGATGTTTCCGTCGATTTCAGAACAAAGACCATCGAATCTCTGACGGTACTGCGAATCCTTCATCTCCTTTTTCTTTTTTTCGACGAATTCAATAGTCGCCTTCATCGGGTCGATCTTTTTTCCTTTTTTGCCGGGAGCTGTCCCGTCATCGAGAGTAGGTTTGCTATTCGAAACACCTTCGTATTCATCCATTGCGTAAGTGTACGTTACTTTTATTTTGTAAACAAGCAAACTTTGTTCAAAACTTCAAGTATTTTGCATCCGGACCGTATTTTTTCTTCGCTTTGAACCTCAAAAACTGAATTGAGTGAGGTTTTTTTGCATTCTGATTCTTTTTGGATCGATGTTCGCGGTGAAAAACTACGTTTTCACCTTCTTGAAGGTTGTGATGCAAACTTCTGATCCGCCGACTCATAGCTCTCGGAGTGGTACGTCTTCCTGCTGGTAATTCGACTGCATCGAAATGCTCGCCGGCTGTTCTCCGAAGATCGCGCGCATGTGCGACGGCTGTTCCTGACTGGTATTCGTCTCGTGCTGAATGCCTTGCTCTCCGAGGATGGCGTATCCGATACCCGCCGCCATGATGATGTCGTCGTGCTTTCCCGCAAGAGCTTCCGGTCGTCCTTTCGCGTTACGAACAAAGGTCACCATTTCGTTGAGGATGCCTCCCGGGAACCCCTCGTTCTTTCGGAGGAATACCGCCTTCAAAGCAGGAAGGGAAATGTGGCGCGTAGCGCTCGTCGTTTTCCAGCCGAAGAACTTCGTCACCTGTTTCGTGATGTCATCGAAGGATTTTCGGTAATACAAATTCACATAGCCGAGCTTGTCGAGCCCGTCGTTCACCCATAGTCCGTCCTTGTTGGATTCGATTCCCAAGAGCGCCCAGTTGTAGTACTTCCCGATCGCGTATGCGTCGGTGATGAATTCGTCCGGTGGGACCTTCGAAGTGTAGAGCGCGTCGCACTCCTCCGTCTTGGCATTGATGATGTACAAAACCTGCATGTCGCCGTGCGCAAGACCTTCCGCCGTGTCGCCGCCGATGATGTACCTTGTGCCCGGAGTAGGTTTCTTGAAGACTTCCAAACGTCCGGTCGAGTACTCGTTGAACACAAGCTCCCCTTTTTCGTTCGGGATGAGCTCGCCTCTTTTTCCAGCAACAGCCTTTTGCAACTGCTCGAACACGCGCCCTGTCGGAAAGTACGTCTGCCCCGTCGAAAGAAACGCTTCCTGCGGAGTCGTCGGATATTCTTGGTGCAATTTGTGAATCGTCTCGGTAGAGTTCTTCCCACCCATCTGCTGATATTTCATGTAGTAGTAAGTGATCTCCTTGTCGGTCAGGTTGTTCTCGCTCTGGTATTCCGCCCAGTCGATTTCGCACAATTCCATTTCGCTCGTCGGAATGTTCTCCGTGATCTTGGACATTTCCATGTCGTCGTACTGCCAGTTGTAAAAGTGAGGCAGGAACATGACGCGGCTCTTCATCGGCGTGATGGTTTCTCTTACAGCCCAGTTGTCGTTGAACATTTCGTAGAATCGCCCCGCCATACCTTCCGCAGTACTCTCGATGAAAATGAATCCGTCGAAAGGAACGGCAGGAAACGTACCGGTCTCAACTTCCGCTGCCGCCTTCGGATATGCCACGCACATCTTTGCGAACTCGGAAATGTGCACATAGAAAAACGTACCGGAACGACCACTGGTCGCAACTTGAATGCCGGAAGTGGAACCCTTCTCCGGTCCGTAGTCCACCACGACCTGAATCTTTTTCGCGCTCGCGCGCTGCATCTTGAAGAACGCACCCTTCACTTCCTCCGCCATGTTACGAATCGCGAAGTCGATCTTTCGGTCGAAGATTTCCGTCGCGTCCTGCACCTTGTGCGCGATGATGATTCCCTCGCGGTTCGTGTTGAAAAGAATCTCGTCGAGAATATACAAATCGATAAAGGTGGTGAAACCGAGCTGTCGCGCCTTCAAAATAATATGGCGATGGTACACAAAGCCGGGCTTAATCAAATAGTTGTCGAAAAAGTGACGCTGCGCTCGGTTCATCTGAAACAGTTCCTTCGTCCCGTTCTTCGTGATGATCCAATACAAATTGCCCATACGCCACAGCTTGTCGTAAATGAGATCGGGGTTCTCGGTGATTTCCCTGATGATTCGTTCGTTATGCTCCTTTTGAAATGATGGTGATGCCATATGGTTTATAGTTCGTCATCGTCGTCGATCTCGTTCTCCACGATTTCGGCATCCTTAATGGTTTCCTCACTGGCGGCAGCTTCACCCACCGGCACGCTGACCGTCTGCGTCTCGACCCGCTTCACGAAAATGGCGCGGAGAGGATTTCCTGCCGGGTCCTCCTTTACGGGAGCTCGATGCTTGTTGATTCGGTCCCACGCAGCAGCCAAAGCATTCATCGCTCCGTTCAAATCCTTGTTGGAGAAATTATCAAAGCCTCTTGCCTCATATTCAGCCATAGCTGCCAACACCATATTGTTGCTGCGGTTCGCAAGCTCGATGACGGCATTCTTATAGCCCTCGGTATTCTCGATGTTGTGCTCGGTGTTGTTGGCAACGCTCGGGGAGTATCCGACCGAAAGAGCCATTTCTTTTTTTGAGGGTCCTTCCGCATTCATAAGTTTTTGAGCAAATGCGAACTGTTTCAGAGTGGCACCATGCTTGGGTCGTTTCATAGGTTATAGAATACCACGCATTTTTCCTTGGGGGAATTTTTTTATGACACTCCTTTTTTAAAAAAGAGGGGTGGGGTGTTTTTTTGGATCGGTCCGAGTGGATTTTTTTTAAAGTGAAATGGAATTTCTTTTAAGGGGAGTAGGTACCTGATTCTTTTTTAAAAAAATACCCCGGGGGTGTGCCGAAGGGGTCACCCCCCTAGTGAAATTTTTAAAAATAAAAATATAAAAATAAATATATAAAAAGGAGAAATTAAGAGCGCACATTTACGGGCATGCCTGTATCAATGACGCAATATCTGGGGCGGTAGGCTCGGGGCATAAGCGGGGCAGATGGGGCATAAGAAAAATCTTATGCCCCGACACTTTCAGCCTTATAACAAAAGGATAGAACGGCAAACGGGGCATAAGGGCATAAAAAAGTGCATAAACTTTTCTATATATTAACTTATACTTTCAAATGAAGTAGACGCAAATCTTATGCCCTTATGCCCCGAAGGGGCTTTTTTTTCCTTTTCACCCTTATACAATAAGGGTTTTTTCATCGGGGCATAAGATGGGGCATAAGCGGGGCATAAGTTTTATGCCCCGTTTGAGCCTTATTTCTGCGTAGTGAACGGTCGTTCATTTTCAAAATCGCTTTTTTAAAGTTTTAAAAAAGGAGAAAACTCCACCCCTCTACCGCGCTATATGCCCCATTTCAAGGGCGCACAGCATCATAGGTTATAGAGGCATTTAAAAGCCCGACGGATACCGCCCAAAACTACCCAAGAGCACGCCCCGACCAGCGTCAAAAGTTATCCACATATCAGACACTTGACACCGACACCGACACCGTGCTAACCTATGAATAGGGACGGATTTAATAACCACCGACCCGCACATTAAAGCCATGCAAACGAATCACTGGGACGTAAACGAAGACACGCGCAAGTACCACTATTGGAGAGGATTCCGCGCAAGTCTCGTGCTCACTGTTCCCGTTATCGCCTTTCTTATGGTCTGCGCGTACGTTCTCGCAATGAACGCGTAAAACACCAAGGCAAAAATTATTATTCTTATGCACTCCCGCCGTCCTCTCATCACTCATAAGAAGAGGAGAGCACGGCGAGAGTGACCAAACACAATACGACTATGGAAAACACAATAGCAATACTCGACGCGTCAAGCGCGAGTGTCACAATCAAAAAGTTACCCGCTCACCTTATCGGCGCACAGCTCGAGGACATCGAAGAGTATTTCGAGCTCGACAGCTCAAGCGACTACATTTTCGGAGACCTTAACCTATCAATAGAGTTGTAATATGGAAACACTAAAGACAGAACGCCCGAACGGATACACGCAAGGAGCATGGCAAGGGAAAATGTACGACCGCAATCTATCCATCAAGGAAATCGCGGAGCGCGTGCGACACTTTGCAAAAAAGCAATATCCCGCGTGCAAGTTTTCAATCACCACACAGAGCTACAGCGGAGGGCAGTCAATGCACGTCGCGCTCATGTCCGCGCCGTTTGACCCGTTCGCAACGCCAGACATCAACGCAATCCCGCACGGTCGCCACAACACGCCAGAGCAGGAAGTGGAGTACTGGGCGAACACAATCAACCGAGGACACCATCAGGTAAATCAGTACTACATCGCGGACGACTTTCGCCTATCGGCGGAGGGCAAGGCGTGCATGCAGTTCGTGAAGAACGCAATGACCGTGTACAACTACGACGATAGCGACAGCCAGATTGACTACTTCAATACGAATTTTTACAGCCACATTGCAGTCGGCAAGTGGGACAAGCCTTTTACCCTTACAAAATAATATGGACTACACACAGCATATCGAAGCACTGCAACAAGCAGACCGAAAAATAAAGCGAGCGCACAGGTACACATGCGGGCTCGTGGACGACGCACAAGCGGAAACGCTCAAGAGTGGCAGTGCATACTTTTTCTTTGAAAGCCCCGACGGGCAGAATGGCGAGCTATTCTATGCGCTCAAGGAGCTAGGGTACCGCGCAAGCGGGTACACCGCGCCCTATGACTGGGCAGTATCAAAGGACGGCGTGCGTATCAAGTACACGGAAGGCGACATATATTTATCACCACTTAAAAAATAATCCTATGGAAACAACAACACCAAAAAACTACATACGCATATCGGCACTCGCGCACTTTGCGCTCGGTACTCGTCGAGTCAAGGCAATCTTTTGCCAAGGCGGGAGAGAAAAAGGCGGGAACTATGACGACCAAGTGGCGTACTGGATGAACCCCGAGACCTATGACGCGATACCTATCACCGACCACACGGCAACGGTGGAGGACTACAAGAAGCACGGCGAGCTTGTCGAAGCTCGAAGCACCGACATTTACAACGTAGACGAGTACTAAAACTATGAACGAAGAAATCACAATCAAGGTTTGGGCAACGGACCAAGGCGGGTACATGTACGATATATTTCTCACCAACGACGTTGACGAGGACACCGAAAGCGACGACGGCGGACACTGCACGAGCGAGGAAATGGCGGACGCTATCAAGATGGCGAGCGACCACGCACAGGGCATGTTTCCGAAGGAAGATAAACGAGACCAAGACAATGGCTAAATACTGCATAGGCTGTGAAGCCTCAACAATGGACTTTAGTGGGTTCAAGGACCGAGTATGCGACGACTGCTTTGACAAGGCGCTTTTGGTACTCGATACCATGCCCGACGAGCAGTTCAATCGATTCCTACAATGGACACCCGCACGCGTGCAAATGTTAGTGCGCGGGAAAATGGTCGAGTGGCGCGACGTATTGCCGTCATGGTATGTGCGTTTTGAAACCGAATTTATTGGAGCAAAGAACTTTCACAATGCCTAACATGACCACCGAAAAATTGATCGAGGCATTGCAACAGTACCCGAAGGACATGCAGGTGTTCATATCCAACGACCCCGAAGGGAACGCAATACTCAAAATCGACATAGTGGAGTGCGGGGAGTTTCAGAAGAGCAACGGGGTCGGAAGCTATGACGCGCTCGTGATCGTACCGACAAACGAGGAAGTGCAGGAGTACGACGGAAGCGACGAGGAATAGTATGGAAGACATCACAAAAAAACTGTACGAGGTATATCTCAAGAAGCCGACGGAAGCGAACCGTGACGCGCTCATGCAGGCAATGCGAGAGAGCGCAATGTTCACGGTCCCGCACCTTATCATCGAAATCATGGGACTCTTGTCGGAAGTGGGCGGGTACAGTCGCAACCAGTACGACGAGGAGGACGTGCAAAAACTTATCAAAATTAAATCGATTCTCGAAGGAGAAGAGGAGTAAAAACATTATGGAAATCATTTATCTTGAAACATTGCTCATGCCGAACCGTGAAATACTTTTTCTCGGCAAAAGTATCGGCTTTGTGAACGACGAAAACAGGAAATATGTGCACCCCGAACTTAATTTATCCAGTGACGAGCTCGCACTGATTCACGTCGAGCTCATTGCAGCGCTCGACAATTACACGAGCGAAGCAAATCAGGAAACATCCGAACGCTTGCAGAACATCATTGACAAGGTCGGAAAAGCATTTGGCAAATTACCAGAGCAGGAGTAGAGTTTAATCATATGAAAAACACAAAAATCATCATTGCATTTGTATTGGGAATTTCGATCGCCGTGGCAGGCAGCATGTACGCTGCGTTCAACATCAACTTGAAAGACCCGAGCAAGTCGGGAGTGGTAGCGCCCGCGCCGAAAGTGCAGGAAGTACGGACACCAGACTACAGCAATCCACGCGACGAGGTCGAAGCGGGACCAGACTTTGACCCGTCCAACGGCACGGAATGCGGGGAGAGTTGCATGCTCAAGCGAAACGACCCGACGGAATACCGTTTGCGTCTCATCGAGGAACGTTTGACGCGTCTCGAGAACAAAAAATAATATGGACTTCGGCACACAGGAAGAGCATGTGACGAGCGTGTACAAGGAGGGCGTGCTGGTGGCAATCATCAAGCGCGACGTGAAGACCCGAAAGCACCTTGTCTACATGCTACGGGAAGCGAAGACCGAGGACATCGTCCGACTTATTACAAAATTAAACGAGGAATAAAATCATGTTTCAGGTAGCACTAGGAATCTTTGCAATCGTCGTTCTCATTATTTGGCTATCAAACTAACATGCCAGACTATGACGCGATGATGACGATATACGCTCGTCAGCAACAAAAAAAAAGAACGACCGTAAAAGTGAAAGTATGGGACATATTGCTCGTACACACGTTGGCAGTCTTGCTTATCATATGGATTGTGGTTCGTTTCGTGCTCGGTATTAGAATCGTAATAATAAATTAACATGTGGGAACATCAATTTGCGGAGTATCTCACTCCGAAACAGGCACACAAGAAAATGCCGGAACTCGGAACGCTCAAGGAGTTTCAGGAGCGTGCAAAATACAATCAGGAATGCGACGTGTGTGGAATGCGACCGGCGTGGAGACTCACTGGACTCGGCATGTGCTTCACTTGCACTACTGGAGAGAGTGACGCGGGCGAGGACTTTGAGTTAGAATTGACGAATGAAAGTAATTAGTCCGTACCGTCGGCACATCTGCGAAAAGAAAAAGCAATTCCGTTCGAGAAAAAAAGCGTGGGACGATGCGCTTTTTCTTTTCATCATGCACGGGTGGTACAACACTCCGTACCAATGCGAAGTTTGTATGAAATATCATTTGACCAGCAAGTACGCGACCATCGCGCCGTCAAAGGAATTCATCAACGGCTTTAACAAATGGTTCGGACACGATATACTCTGAACGAAACAACGAGGCGACATTTCGCGAAAAACCACGGAATGCAATCCCTTTGAAAATCGACGCACCGATTGTGCACGGCTGTCCTATTGTGGACAGCCTTTTTTATTGGTACGATCGACACAGCCATGACCTCCGGGTCTGGTTCGGGCTTGATCGGTTTCGATCAGCATGTCCTTTTCAATCGTGCATAGCAGAAGAGCCTCATTTCTTAAAAAGAGGCAACCCGATAAATGCAAAAGCAAATATCAAATCTCCTTTCATGGCACTACTCGGCGAAAGCCAGTTCAGTTTCGCGTAAGGAGCGTCAAGCGGTGAGATACTGTTGGTATCCGCATTGGCTTAATCACTAGCAGTTGGTGGAGGTGTACCCTCCCTACTTTCATTGTCAAACATTGGAGGAGGGAATGCAGTGCTGGAATGCCTGCGAAGCCCCGTCCTTAGGGTTCACAAGGGAACATGCTATGTAGATTCGATTGGAAAACATGTTGACACTGGGGTTCGATTCCCCACAGGTCCACCAACAAAAACAATGGTTTCATCGACACGGTGAATGCACAGGTTATCCACACTTGCACCGACACCGACAACAGGTATATAATGGTAGCAAGATTTAGTCACTCCGAAAGAGTATCAAAATCTGACGGCGATCAGCCGTTTATTATCAAATTTTTTCATTAAATTTATGGGTCTACAAAATCGTGAACAGGGAGGGAACTACATTACTATTCTAGGAGGAAAGTTTTCACAGCGAGTCGATGCGAACACTCCGGGCGCAGTACAACGCGTGAACAAGCTCGGCAAGACCGTGTTTGAAAAGTACTACACAGAATTCACCGGGAAGCTCGTCGGAATCAAGACGCAGGACTCGAAAGATTACGGCAAGAACTGGATTTTCTCATTCCAAGACGGAGGACAGATTTACAACCTCCAGCTCTCGTACTCGAATTCATTCGCAACTGCATTGCTCAAGATGCTTCCGAACGTCGACCTCAATCAAGAGATGCGCGTTCAGCCGGTAGCAAAAGAAGTGGACGGAAAGACAAAGTCTTCCCTCTTCATTTCGCAGGGCGGTACAACCATCAAGCACGCATACACCATGGACAACAAGAACGGCTTGCCTGACATGGAAAAGGTGATGGTGAAGGGTCAGGAAGTTTGGGACGATTCAAAGCGCCTCGAATTCCTGTACAATATGGTTCAGTCAGACATCATTCCGAAACTTCCAAAAGCAGAGGAAACTGTAGCTGCTCCAGCGGAGCATGCAGCGTCTATCGAGGACATTGCAGGTGACGACGCAGCTGCGGGTGATGACGACGATTTTTAAAAAGTAATTTATTTATTCTTATGAGTGAATCAATCGAAGAAACAAAGAACTACGCGGTACTCGCAGAAGAAGGAATCCAGACAGACGACGAAGTGTCGCACTTGAAGGGTGAGATTTTCGAATCGACTCCTAAAAAGATGGAATACTTCATCTCTATCGGTGCCGTTGAAGAAGTAAAAGGCGACGACGAAATCGACGCTGACGACAAGGACGAAGAGACTGACGCGACAGGTGAAACTGGCGAAGAAGACTCATCATCTGAAAACGGACCTGTGGAAAACACAGACGATGTTGAAGAAGTTGAAAAGGCTTCTTACAAGATCACTGCGGAGCTCGTGGACAAATTCGACGAGCAAAATAACATCGTTGGCACATTTGCTGTTGACGAAGTTGCGGAACTTCCAGTTGAATACGGGGACAAACTCGTAGAAGATGGACGCGCCGAAAAGGTAGAGGTAGAATAGTAGTTACACACTCCAATGAAGCAAAATACGACTAAAAACAAATCAATAGCGATTAAGAATAGAAATGACCACACTAGCGTTTTTCCCTTTAGTCGGGGTGCTTGCGCCTGTGTGGTCTTTTCTGTTCTTAATCGCTTTAACTGTGGACAAACATGGGCATAAACGGGAAAACTACAACGATGTTGGAACACTTTCCAAATCACAAATACCGCTTCATCGACCAGACCGGAGCGAATCGTCCGCCGGTTTCATCCGACACGATGAGAGAAGACCTCAACAAGCAGGGATTTGAGGCGTACTTCACCGTGAATGGGTTCGAGGGAGAGACCCATACCAAGGACCACTGCACGAACCTCAACGCTTTCTTCGTCGACATCGACGGACGAAAGGACGAGGACGAACTCGAGAAGATCAAGGCGAGAATCGCGCCGTCGTTCATCACGGAAACCAAGAACGGCTACCACATTTACTGGTTGCTCGACGAGGTGATTTATCGTGACGAGGTGACTCCCGAGGAATGGACCGCGGCAGTGCAGAAATGGGAACGACTCGAGCAGACCATCGTGACCACGTTGAATGCCGACCCTGTAGTGAAAGACCTCACTCGTATTTTGCGCGTGCCGAAGACTCTCTATTGGAAGAAGTCCGGGGACGCATGGAAGGGAGGTGTGAAGAACGCACCGTTCACCATCAAGGGAATCTTCAAGCAACCGGCGAATAACTATTCGATGGACCAGATCGCGGAAGCGTTTCCGGAACTCACCGAAACGGTCGCGCCGTTCCCGAAGACACCGGAAGGTGAAAAGATGGAGAAGTACGCGCAGGCTGAAAAGAAGGACTTCTTCGACCGCGTGAACAAACTCTATCCGCTCGAGGAGCGACCGTCTTTCATTGCGCTCGTTTCAGGAAAGCCCGAATCAATGCCACCGAATCTTGTGTCACGAAACATGGCATTGTTGGTGACCGCGACGCTCATGCGTCAGGCTGGTTGGAACAAGACCAAGGCGATCAAGCACATCAACGAAGTCGGATGGCACGGAATCGAAAAGGAACGCGGAGGCGCGCAGGAAATTATGAACACCATCAATTCCGCGTACAACTCGGGGTATGTGTATTCGTTCAAGAACGAAATCATCCTGTACAACACTCCTCCCGAAGAGCAGCGTGAAATCCAAGCGGCGTACACCAAGGTGGCGAAGGACCGTCGCGAAGTGGACAAGGTCCGTTTCTCGAACTACGAATACGAATTGGTATCGCGCTATCCGTACCTCAAGAAAAACGAGGTGGGTATCGTCTTCAACTACGTCGATGGCGTGTACCAGATGATGACCGACCAAGACCTTTCGAACATCGTGTTGAATGCGCTCTATGAAGACATGCTGTGGGGATACCGAACGAAGCGAAACGTTTCCGACAAGGTGGCATGTCTGCTCTCCATCATTCCCGACCTCGTCGAGACCGATGACAAGGGCGACTTCTTCAACTGCCGAAACGGACTGTTGCAACTCTCCACAAAACAGTTGCTCCCTCATACTCCTGACTTCATTTCGTTGGTGCAGTCTCCTGTCGCATACGACCCGGACGCTCTCTGCCCTACATGGGAAGCGTGTCTCGAGTCATGGATGCACGGATCGGAAGCGACGCAGAAAAAGGAATTGCTCCAGCAGTTCGCGGGATACCTTTTGTCTTCACGCATGGATTATGCAAAGGCATTGTTCTTGGTCGGTGACGGAGGAAACGGTAAGAGTACTTTTGCCGACACACTCGGAATGGTGATCGGTAGCCAAGGCACATCACGAATCGACCTCGAGGATTTGTACTCGACATTCGGATTGAAAGGTCTCATCGGAAAGCGTCTCAACATCATCGAAGAGGTGGGAGGAAACTACTACCAAGCGCACAAGTTGAAAAAACTTATTTCAGGCGAAGAGCTCACCATCAACATGAAGTACAAGGACCAGTTCAAGTTCAAGCCGCAGGCAAAGTTCGTCTTTGCGGTGAACACCATGCCTCGTGTCGACGACTCGTCATCCGCAACGGAGCGACGTATCTCGGTCGTGCTGTTCAACAACAACTTCCGAAACTCTCCGAACACTGACCTTCGTTTTGCCCATGGTCTGTTGGCACAGGAACTCTCCGGCATTTTGAACTGGATGCTCCTCGGTCTCGACAATCTACGAAAACAGAAGAAATTCACCGTCACGCAGGAACAGCTCGAGTCGCTCGTGGAATACCGAGAGGAGAACTCTTCTGTCGAAGGATTCATCGGCGAGTGCCTCGTGATGAAGGAAGGAGCGACATGCACGACCCGGGAACTCTACAACGAGTACAAGGACTACTGCATCAAGGATGGTCGAAAGTTCAAGAGCGCGATCGCCTTCACGAAGGAAATGAAATCGTACGGCAAGCGCTACGGAAAATTCTCCATCGCGGAGCGAATGAACGGACACGATACCGCGAAGTTCGAAGGAGTGGAAATCAACAAGAACTGGACCGGAGGCTCATTGTCTCTCAATCAGTTCGCGAATAACAATAAGCAAGAAGAGGACGAGCTATGATTCCATCACCCTACGAAAAAGAATTGAACGGATGCCGTGTAGTGATTCTTGTGGAGCGAAGAGCTTTTTCAAATGAATACGAACAGCTCTCCATCACGCAGGAGCAGTTCAAGCAAATCTCCGACTTCATTTGGCATCTGCATCCTCTTGTGAAAGTGGACGAAGACCAAGGTGAAATCAGAAACATCACCACGCAGGACACCGTAATAAAACTGCCTGACGAAATCAGCTGTTGGTACGAAGGAAAAAAGAATGAAAACAATAATTAGCATCGACACGGGAAACCCCGACCTTGAGCAGAGTACGACCGCAATCGTCCGCATGACGTTTGAAGGCGCGACCGTAAAAAGAAATGCCATCGTGTACTCGGGCAGCTTCATGGGAGAGAGAAGTCGCATCGTCCGGATGTGCGCGGGTGCTGACCTCATCGTGGTCGAGAAGATCGACGCGACGAACAAGTACCTCGACCGTTCCATCATCGCCGAACAGCTGGCATTGGTGAACATGCTCAAAATGTACGATGTCCCGGTGCACGAGCTTATCCGAAGCGGACGAAAGGAAGTCATCACTGACGACCTGATGAAGCTCATCGAGCTTTGGAGCGAGGGCAAGCACAAGACGCATCACCACGACGTGCGGGAGGCGACCCGAAACGGTCTCTACTTCATGGCGAAGGACGAGGAGCTGAATAAAATACTTTCCGATTATGTACAACATTTTTTCTAGTGAAAACAAAACGGTAGAGCAATACCAAAAGGATGCCATCGACGGCATCGTCGAACTGCTGTGCTCGGAAGCGGAACTCAAGAATTCCCTGATGTACTTCACGATGGGGAAGGGCAAGACCCTCACCGCCGCGCAGGTCATCTCGAACGTGCAGGCTCTCGGAATCATCGACAAGGTGCTCATCGTCGCCCCTCCATCCACTCACAAGCAATGGAAGGAATTACTCGAGAGATACTTGACAATTCCTTTTAAGATTGTGTCGCACCAGTGGCTCGGCAAGAACCCGGACTTCCTCAAAAAGAACCTGTCCCGGTGCCTCTCTGTGATCGACGAGGTGCATCAATCCGCCAACAGAGGTAAAACCCTCACGAAAGCCGTCGGGAAGCTCATCAGCGCCAGTTTTGCCTCAATCCTGATGTCTGGGACCCCGTTTCGGAACAAGGAGGAGCGCCTATACGTCGTGCACGACTGGCTCTTCGGAAATGCCGGCTCTTTCGACGACTGGCTGCACCTTCATTGCAACACCAAACCCGACCGGTTCGCCTACTATCCCAAGTTCATTTCGTTCAAAGTGGGGGAGATCGAGGACTTCCTCGAGAGCGTCGACAGATTCGAGCATAAGAGGATTTTCATCGAACGGGAGGCACTCGACTTCAAAACCACTGAAATATCATTGCCGATGACAAACCACGAGGCGACCGTACTCAAGAAGTATTCGGTGTACGGGAACGGTCGCATCCAAGTAGCGAACTCGGTGAGACAAAAACTGGCGTACCTCAATTATTTGAAATACTGCGCGTTCATCGATCGCAACGAGTCGGGAGACATCGAGCTCCACCATGCCCGGGTGGACGTGCTCGATGTAATCAAAAAGTACGCAGACCGAAATCCGATCGTGTACTCGTTCTCGAGCAAGGTGTCGAAGCTGTATTTCAAAAACTACGACGGACCCGCTCACCAAGTGGACGGGAAGACATCGAAGAAAAAGAAGGATGAGACGATCGCGCTGTACAAGGAAAAGGGAGGAGTGATGTTCGCCACCGACAGCATCTCGACTGGTACGGACGGTTTGCAGGAAGTGACGAGCACGATCATCATCCTCGACGACACGATGGACGATACCAACCGCGAACAGCTCATCGGGCGTATCGCGGGAGGGTTCCGAAACGGCGGCGACGCGGAAGTAATTTTTATCAAGATTGAATAAACATATGAAATACCTTTGGAGAAAATTTATGGTCTTTATCGGAGAACGATCGGCATGCTGTTACGCGCCGATCTGGTCGTGGGACAGCAACCGGCATTTCTGCGTGAAGTGCGACAAGCGGATTTAGCTCACAGGGACTTTGTAGGCTAAGGTCGATACTCGTCAGTGCGCAATCACGGTCCCTGTAAACTGAATCTATGGAAAAACCAAGAAACCCTAAAACTCAAAATTGCAGCAAGTGCGGCATCCGGGTGAACACCGAATGGTGGATTCAGATCGGACATGAGATTTTCTGCCGGAAATGCCATGAGAAAAGGGGTAAAAAAAAGGAATAGGTTATCCACACATGAAAACTTGACACCGACACCGCCACCTTGATATGATGGGAAGGTAGTCGATTAGAAGCAACTACGAAACATTATGACAGTAAAAAACCCACATCAATTTGTTCGTTTGAACTCAAGGGTGCTCCCGAAGCATCTCAAGTTCGTCAAGGACGAGGCGAAGCGACAGACAAAGTTGCAGAAGCGTCCCGTGACGGAAGGAGAGGTGAATCGCACCATCATTGATTTCTACATGGACAACAACAAATAAATATATGAATAACGTCTACGAAGAGTACGCGGTACTCGAATCTAAAATCGCCGCACTGGAGGCGCAAAAGGACAATCTCCGACCAGTCATCTTGCAAAAGATGATCGACGAGGGTGTGACAAAAGTCGACACGACCGTCGGTAAGTTCTCGGTTACGAAGCGAAAGACTTGGACCTATCCGGAAGAAGTCCTCGAGATCGGTGAAGAATTCAAGGCGGCGAAAGCAAAGGCAGAATCAACCGGCGAGGCTACTTACGAAGAGACCGACTCTTTCAGATTTACTAGCGCTAAACTTTAATACAAAACTATGGCAAAAAAAATCGAAACAGGAGCCGCGAAAAGTGCTCCAAAGAAAGTGGTGATTCCTGCAAAAAAGGCAGTGCCCGCTGAAAAGCCAAAGGTCGCTCCGAAGAAAAAAGGAGGTGAGAAGAAAGTGTCGAAGGTTACTCTCGTTACGTTTTCAATGAAAGCTGTGATCCCGACGCAATCGTTCGGTAACTTCCAGCCGGAAATAACCGTCACTGCGCCAACCATCGAGGAAGCGCGTGCGTTTGTTTTGCCGATCATGGAAGACCTCTATCAGCAGTACGCCGAGGCTACTCCCGATGGACGCACACCGAAGTTCTTCAAGAAGCCGGACGTGGTGATGAAGGAAAAAGTTGTCACTCCTCCTGCGACAACACAGGCTCCTATCAAGGCACCTGCACAGCAGACAACTCCGGTACAACCTCAAGCGACAACTCCTCCTGCACCACAGGCGACAGCGTCTTCACAAAAGGAAGACCCTGACGAAGTACCGTTTGTCGGCACACAGCACCCTGACGCTCCGAAATCTCCGCAGTACATGAAAGGCGCGGGCATGATCGAAGGAACGATGAGCATGGAAGCCCTCGACGCTGTCGAAGATAAAGTGAAGAACTCAATCAAGCTCTCTTCGCAGGAAAAGGACGAACTCATGGTTCTCGTACTCAAGAAGCGTAAGACATTTAATCAGTAATCAATTTATCTATGAAATACTTTGGAATTATTCTCGGAGGCATCGCCCTCATCCTAGTACTATGGTTCGCGGGCTCATACAACGGTCTCGTGACAATGAACAACAATGTCGATACGACATGGTCAACTGTGCAGACTCAATATCAGCGACGCTTTGACCTCGTACCGAATCTTGTGAACGCAACGAAAGGTGTATTGAAACAGGAGAAGGAAGTCTTCACCGCGATCGCCGACGCGCGCACTCGGTACGCAGGGGCTCCGTCCGGTTCAAATGAACAGGTGCAGGCAACCACGCAGTACGAAGGTGCCCTAGCTCGACTCCTTGTTGTGATGGAAAACTACCCACAACTCAAGAGTATCGAAGCGGTGCAGCGTCTCACTGACGAATTGGCAGGTACGGAGAATCGCATCGCGGTTGCCCGTGACCGTTACAATGTTGTCGTAGGCTCGTACAACGGCGCGATCAAGCGTTTCCCACGAAACATCATTGCGGGTATGTTCGGTTTCTCTCCAAGAGAATTCTTCAAGTCGGATGAAGGAGCGTCAGCTGCACCAACAGTAAATCTCGAATAACATGAAAAAAGGATTTTCATTGCTCGAACTCATTGTGACTATCGCTATCATTTCCATCCTTTCGATGGTGGTGATTGCATCATTGCACAAGGCTTCGACACAAGAAGGGGCTTCTAACATCCAAGCGTCCGAAACGCTTCCGGAACCTTCAAATTATGCAGTCGATCAGGCAGGAGTACTTACTCCTGAACAACTCGACTCGCTCAATGCACAGCTAAAAACACTCGACAATGGTAAGCATCAATTTGCCGTTGCGATCGTGAAGACGACAGGTTCTCTTACCATCGACGAATACGGCATCAAACTCGCCGAGAAATGGAAAGTGGGAGGCAAGGATACCGACAATGGTGCGATCATCATCGTTGCGACGGAAGACAGAAAAATCCGTATCGAAGTTGGACAAGGTCTCGAAGGTGACATCAACGACGCGAAGGCAGGCGCTGTCATCCGAGAAGACATGGGTCCTCTCTTTAAACAGGGCAAATGGTTCGAAGGAATCGTTGCCGGAATTAACAAGCTCGATAGTTTTGTAAAATAATGAAAGCACCAACCAACGACGACATCGGACAATTCATCTGGAAGTACGGAATGTTCACTCTATTCGTGATTTCAGCGGTTATTTTTCTAGGAAGAAAAGTAAACGAACTCACCAAGGTGGACACGACTATTCCGTCATTCACTTGCACTCTCGATGAACTCAATGTAGGTGCGGTAGTGGATTTCGACGGTAAAAGCCTCGTGGTCACTGAATCAACATATTACGAAAGCATCGGACGCGGACACATTTATGTCCAAGAAATTAAAAAGTAACTTATAAAATTATGCTGTATAAAATCACTGAAAACGTACTTCCATTGAAAGATGATGTTGTCCTCGGAGACCAGATTCAACTTTCTAACCAGACCCAAGAGGTCGTGCACTGTATCCGTACAGGCGTGAAGATGTTGAACATCGATGCTGACCAGCTCGCACCCGGAGACCTTACCTTCATCAAGAAACTTGGTCTCACTATCTCGAATCCCGAGACAGAGGAACCTGTTGCGATCGGCGTGGAATACCACACTGTAGGTCGTGCGATTGCCGACTTCTTTGAAACATCCGAGGATGAAGAAGAGGAAGAAGACGATGACGACAGTTCATTCTTTAGCGGCGGAATCTTCGGAGGAAGCTCGTCAGGAGGTGGCTTCGGCGGCGGATTCGGAGGTTTCGGCGGAGGAGGTTTTAGTGGAGGCGGTGCATCAGGAGGATTCTAATATGAAAAAAATTCTCTCAAAAATCAAAACTATTCTCATCAAGGCAAAAACATTTATCGTTTCCCTCGGGGAACGCATAAAGAAAAACGTCACCTCGAAAGAGTGGTGGAAACAACAGTACAAAGTCCGTGACAAAAAAATCTTTCTCTATGGATTTTGGGTTGTGTACGGAGGATGGTTGTTTATGAAACCTTTCACCTTCGCATACTTCGACCTCCCGGCAACTGCTATGGATGTCGTCGGTGCTGGAATGATCGCGTTCATCTGGTTCTTCTTCTATATCGTAAATATGGTGAGCGACATGTCCATGCGAAAAATGCACTGGAAACTCATCGACCTATATCGCGAACACAACGAATTTCTTATTGAAAGCAATGACAAACTCATCGCCATTTCACAGGAAGCGATCGCCGAAACAAAAGCATTGAAAGACAAGTACGAACCCGAGAGTTAATATATGGACCAAGAAGTATCAAAATACGGTTTCACTTTCAAGGTAGCGCCCGGGTACGAGTGGTTCTGGAAACAGTTCGACGAAGGCACATGGGAGCCGAAGACGTTCGAGATTATGAAATACTTCCTGCGTCCCGACCGAGACTACTTCGACATCGGAGCATGGATCGGTCCGACAGTCCTCTTCGGCTCGAAGCACTGCAAGGACGTGTGGGCGTTCGAACCGGACCCCGTCGCGTACAAGGCGCTTCTCGCCAACCTCGAGCTCAACGAAATCCCGAACTGCGCGGCGCTCGAGGCTGCGGCGGGAACGACCAACGGAAAACTTCTTATGGGAATCAAGAACCAAGCCGGCGACTCGATGTCGAGCGTGCTGTGGGAAAAGGATGCCGTCGAGGTGACACAGGTCGACGTTGCGGCTCTCATCAGCCTCAAGAACCCGAACTTCATCAAGATGGACATCGAGGGCGGCGAATTCCATGTGCTCCGGCACATCAAGGACTCGCTCCTCGAGACCAAGGCGACATTGTGCCTTTCGCTCCACACCCCGTGGTTCGCGAACAAGGAGGAATACATGGGAACGATCGTCGACGTGCTTTCCGCGTACCCTCACCTGTACGACGAGAACGCTCAAGAGATTTCCTTCAAGGACATTCCTCTCGACCAGTTCTCGGTCATTATTGGAACATTCGAAAAAATCTAACATGGCTGACCCGATCAAATCACCGATGTACGGAACACTCCTCGTCGATGAAAAAGGCGCTGCTCTCATCAATTACTTTTTGCAAATCGCACAGGACGAACCGAACCTCGAGTCAATGCGAAACTTCTGCAAGCACTATGACATCCAGAAGGAAGACTTTGCGAAGTTCATCAACTCGTATTCCAAAATGGAACACGACATGGGCTGGTGTAAGGACCCTTTCTGCAAGTACTGGGAGAAAAACAAAAAGCCGGAATAGTATGGTAAAGAAAATTTACACATCAAAATTGCATCCGAAGATCGAAGCCATCATGGAGCATTTCCGTCCGCGCTTCGGCAACGACGAAGACATCCATGTACTCGAGCAGTACACCAAGATAAAAAAACTGCTCGCCGAACTCGACACCTCCGAACTGCGCCGCCTCCAACTGAAAAAGCTCGAATCACAAATGACGAGCAAGATGAAGGAAGTGCACATGAAGGAAAAAAATCTTTATCATTCACTAAAAAAAATGGGCTATGGAAATCAGAACACTCCCACAAGTGCCTAGCCGAGACGTTCGAAGAGCGAACGTTCAGGTGGCAAAAAAGGTACACAAGAAACTGCTCAAGGGTCAGACCCCGGAGCATATTGCCAAGAATACCGGAATCGATCTCGAATTCGTTCTCCGGGTAAAAGACCACTTCAAGTTATGAAAACTCCAGTAGGTAAAGATAAGTGGGTATGGATGCCACATCCCGCACACTTCATCTGTTCGTACGATTGTAAATTTGTCCTCGCAACAAAAGTCGGTAAGTACATCATATCGACCGTGGGGGAATACTTCCCTGACGCTCCGATTCGTGAAATTATGGCAACCTCTCGAGGTGTTAAATTGGAAGGAATCGGTGACGCTCGCCGCCATGATTTTATGAAGAAGATTGGATTCGAGGAACTCGGAATCGGTCGTCTTTACGAGACAATGGTATTCAAAGCGGTAAAATCATCCGTAAAAGGAAAGAACGCATGTCCTGCATGTCCGTTCCAAATTTCATCAGGAAGCGATCTTGATTTCATGGGTTACAAGACTAGCAAAGAGGCGTACGAAGGACACATGAAAATGTGTAAAAAGTGGGCTAAGAAATAAACATATGAGAAAAGAAAAATGGATATTCGAAAGCAAATACTTGGTCTTTTATTTCCGGTGGGGATTCGACATCAGCTTTGAAATCTGCGGATACTTCGACGACCGACCGCGCATAAACCTCGACCTGTTCTTCTTCAATTTGACACTCATTCTTCCGTTCCACAACAAAGGGTGGGAGAGCGAGTGCGACTGTCCGAAGTGGGGAATTTCCTACCATTCGAACATGATCTGGATTCACCTCGGTGGAAAAGGAAACATGAACGGGGGCAGCAAGTGGTACACGATTCACATGCCGTGGGACCGCACATGGGTTCGCACAAGCATGTTGAAAAAGGACGGAACGTGGGAAGACGAGACTCGTAAAAATAAAAAGAACATTCACCGGTCCGAGTGGGACGACCAGTGGTATACGGAATTTCATCCGTACACCTACATCCTGAAATCAGGCGAAGTGCAGAATCGCACCGCTCGAGTCCGGGTTTCAGAACGGGAATGGCGAATGCGATGGCTCGTGAACGTTCCTCTTTTCAGAAAAATCCGACGCACTATCGATGTCGAATTTGATGACGAAGTCGGAGAGAGAAGCGGGTCATGGAAGGGTGGCACGATCGGTTGCGGGTACGACCTCAAGCCGAACGAAGATTTAATCGAGTGTCTCCGAAGAATGGAGAAGGAGAGAAAATTCACCTAATACTATGGCATCGTTCAAAAAGCCCGGACAGATGAACTTGGTGGCAAAAGGGCAACATTGGAAAAACGTACAGACAGGAAGAATATGGAAGGTGGTCGGAAAAGCGGGCAACGCGGGAGGCAAGTCGTGGATCATAACGAAAGGCGACAAATGCCACCATGTGCACGAAGGAACTATGTTAAAATTTTTCAGCTTACAAAAATAATGGAAACACAATACCCAAAACTAATACTTCCGAAGCCTCACTTGAGCTGGTCACAGCTCCAGTGTTGGATCACGAACAAGGCTCGCTACCGAAAGGAGTACTTTGAGAACGGCGACAAGCTCGACACGAAATTCCTTCGATTCGGAAAAGGGTTCGCAAAGATGATCGAAGACTTCTCCGACATTATGAAGCGCATCCCCGACCGCGTCATGGCGATTCAGGAGCTCTCCGTCGACTATCTGATGACTGAAAACATGCGCACTGTTCTTCTTGAAATTGAAATCGAAGGAATCAGCGAATATGAAATCAGGTCAAAAGTGATGCACATTGTGCCATGTCTTTCGTATCTCGATAAATACGATGAACGCCACAATGCCATTCGTGAGTACAAGTCAGGCAAAATTCCTTGGACAAAAGCAAAGGTGCAGAAGCATGACCAGTTGGTGTTCTACGCGACAATGCTCAAGTGGTCAGGAAAGCCGATGCCGGATTATGCCGAACTCGACTGGATCGAGACGCGCGACTCACAGCCCGAAAGCATCGACTTCTGGAGGGAAAGCGGGAAGGTCTTGGACGTGACCGGTCGCATCATCACCTTCCGTCGCGAGTTCGACGAAAGGGAAGTCGAACGCATGGAAAATCTCATCGTGAAAACCGCGTGGGAAATCTCGGACGCTTACCAGAATTATCTCGGAGAACTATGATTTACACATTCGACAAAGACATCCCCTATACCTTCAAGGACCTCACCGGCGTTGCCGAGGAGCACTGGACAGGGTGGTCCATCATGGAAGACGGAAAGCCTATCGGCGGCATCGTATATCAGATTCAGGAAATCGTAGTACCGGCAGAATTGTCTATTTTCATTCCTGAAAAAAATATCAGTTGCTGTGCCATTCCGTGCATCGAACTGTTGCCGGAATACAGAGGAAAAGGAATCGGCACTGCCATCATCAAACGACTACTCGAGTATTACGATTGCGTTCACGCCGCGGTTCAAGAGGAAAGAGCTTGGGAATGGTGGAAGCGAATGGGTGCGCAACCCTACGCAGCAATGATGTTCCCGCAGGACGCTGGCAAGCCTGATGCAAAGGCTCACACCCTCGTGTTCGTTCTCGGAAGAGACAAAGATAAAACAACGGGGTATCGAGGACTATTTCAATACGCGTCTTCTCACGATCCTAGTTGCAAGGGAGCGATGACAGGCACCCCTCCTGTAGACTTCTCCAAAAACAAATAAATGGTAGAATTAAGATATTACTATTAAGTCAATAAAAGAGTTACTCTATGGCATTCACAGCAAAACCGGGAACAGCAGGTCTCACAAAACAGCAGGCTGCACAGCAAGCCGCTCGAGCACCTCGCCCATCGCCGAATCCAGCGAAAGCTGACACTCGTGCGAATTTGAAAACTACTTTCGGAACTCCACGAAAGCAAAAATAATCGTATGACTACTCCAGAAATCAAGGCGAAGAGCCAAGAAAAAATGAAGAAGGTGTACGAACTTATGCAGCAGCTCGAGGTAAAACCGGAGGTAAAGCGAAAGCTCATGCCGTCAGGTTTCATCGAAGAGATGGTGGTCTTCGTCGACATGGAACAATATCCGATGGACGAAACTCCTGCCGCTCCGGAGGGAGGAAAATAACATGCTTGATTTCCCCTTCTTCGGAAAAAAGAAACTGCTCCTTGCATTCGAATACGGAATGATTTTCGCTTCATCAGCGAAGGACCTCAAGGTCGAGCTCACTCCCGAACTCTCAAAGAGATTCGAGGTGATGCTCCTGAACGAGTTCAAAAGTAAAAGTGCCACCCAACTCGCGGTGGACATGTTTCCAAACATTTTGTCGGTGTTTGAAACGACCCTTGATAAATAATTTAATTTAATTTATGACTCTACTCACACTCATCATCACTCTCTTTATTCTCGGACTCATTGCATGGCTCGTTTCGATCTCTCCGATCACAAACCCGACATTCAAGTCCTTCATCAACTTCGCACTCATCGTTGTCGGAGCAATCGTATTGATCGCTTTCGTCATCGGAGTCTTCGGCGGTAATGTTGGAAAATTCGGCAATTTGAAGCTATACTAGTACTCCATGATTACTCGCAACATCGATTCCACTCTGTATTGAAACCCGACTCGTCGGGCAACGACTTAGTGCCCGACTTGCTTGTTCCATGAGAAAAACCCCCTTTCGGGGGCTTTTTCTTTTACCGTGGAAGTCGAGGGAGCTTGACGGTCGGGACCACAGGGGTCGTACTGAACAGCTGATTCGGTGTATAAGGCATCTCGTTCTGTGTCGGACCCTTGTAGATGGTCGTAGGAGCGGGCAGGGCGAGCCGTAGGAGCTTTTCCGTCTCTGCCTTGCCAAGATAGTCTTGGAACGCCTTAAACACGGCTGGAGCCTCTTTTTGGATGGATGAGAGGTACTTCTGCTTGAG